TAATAGAAAGTATAGAAGAACGTAAAATAAAATTTTACGACGCTATTACTGAATATGTTGAAGAATATCCAAAACAAATGTTACGTGACTTTTTTAATTACTGGAGTGAACACGGTGAAAAGGATAAAAAACTTAGATTTGAAAAGGAAAAAACATTCGGTATTAAACAAAGATTGTCAACGTGGCATAGTAGAAATCCTAAACAATATGAAACCGAAGGTATTGCACCTGAAGAACTAAAAGCAATTAAACTCGGATTCTTAAAACCTAAACAATGATAACAAAAGAAGGCGACTGCTTACAATATTTACTTGACTATAAAGACGGTAAAATAAAAGACGGATTAAAAATTGATTGCGATTTAGATGAGTATATTCGTTTTAAACCTAATCAACTAAACATCATTCTCGGACACGATAACGTAGGTAAAACCTATTGGATAAATTGGTATTTCTTAACGTTGGCACTTAAACACGATTTGAAGTTTTGCATTTGGAGCGGTGAAAATAAAAAAGCTACAATACTTCGTGATTTACTACAAATGTATTACGGAATAAAATTCAAAGATTTAACCTACCAACAAATAACTACAGGAACAATGATACTTGAACAACAATTTAAATTCATAAGCAATAAAAATCTTTACAAGCCAAATGAATTATTGAAGTTGTTTGAAGAAAGCGAATGCAATGTAGCATTAATTGACCCATTTACCGGGTTAGATAGGCAAATGGATTTTCAAAGCAACTACAATTTTTTAAACACTTGCCGTGATTTCTGCAATAAGTTCGGAGTTACAATTTACATAAACACGCACCCGAATAGTGAAAGCGGTCGAAGTGGTAACGTTTATCAGGAAGGCGAATATAAAGGACATTTAAAAGCACCTTTAAAAGACCATATCGAAGGTGGTAAAGCATTTAGTAATCGTTGTGATGACTTGTTTGTAATTCATAGATTAGTAAAACACGAAACAATGAAGTATTGCACTTGGGTAAACGTAGAAAAGGTTAAAGATATGGACACGGGCGGTAAACATACAGCATTGAATGACCCTATTATGTTTGATTTTAATTCGGGATTAGGGTTTGTAATTAATGGAGTTGACCCTTTGAAGTCAGTTAGACCAAAAATATCAAACGCTTTTCCTGCTAAACAACTTCCTTTAATTGAACCCGATATAGTAAACGGAAAAGAATTACTTTCGTTTAGCGAAAAGATGAAGAAGGACGCATTCGAAATGCTGAAGCCGGATAACGAAACACCGTTTTGATAATTAAACTAAGCAAAAACACGAATAAATGGATGAATTAACTATTATAACAGGCAAAGTAAACTTAGATACTACTTATTTAAAGATTAAACTAAGCCTTGAAGAAATAAAACAAAAACACGGAACAAGAACCGATTTAATTGACTCAATGGAACGTAGCTTGTTAGACCTTCAAGAAGTTAAGATTGCTTACGATGCTATCGAAAAAGAACTAAGGGCAACACTTCAGCAAAACTTTAGTTAAAAATTAAAGATTCAGAATTATGAGGTGTAAAAACTGCAAAGAGAAATTCGAACCTGCTCGGGTTAATCAAAAATATTGTTTTAACAAAATGTGTGTTGATGCTTGGGTTCAAGAAGCTACTATAAAAAATTGGAAAAAGAAAAAACAAAAAATGAAAGAAGAACTGGAGACGGTTCAAGAGTTAATTAAAGCTACACAAATCATTTTTAATAAATATATCCGATTGCGAGATAAACACGAACTATGTATTTCGTGTAAACAAGTTCCGAAGAAAATAAATGCAGGACATTTTTGGAATGCTAACAACCATTGGAACGTTCGTTTTGATGAAGATAATGTTCACCTTCAATGTGAAAAATGCAATAGTTACTTATCAGGTAATTTAATTGAATATAGAACTAATCTTTTAATGAAGATAGGAGCAGAACGATTTAGCCAACTTGAAGCAAAAGCAAGGGTAACGAGAAAGTTTACCAAAGAAGAGTTAAAAGAAATAATGGCTATCTACAAAAAAAAGTGCAAAGATTTAGAGTTATATCAAAAAGAATAATTAATTTTGTTTTAACAATTAAACCTAAAACAATGATAACCAATTTTGAAGAACACACAAGCGAACTAACAAGCGAAGAAATGGAGATACTTCCAATCGTAGTTCACGGGTTCCGTAATTATAAAAAAAATAACCCGATAAAAGCCGAGTTAATCGTTACACGAATGAACGAATTTTTATCCGCAAGGGGTTTTAAAACACGTATGAGCCAACCTCGTTTACGTAAGATGGTGAATTACATACGGACAACGGAATTATTCCGTTAATAGCAACGTCACACGGCTATTTTACAAGCGATTGCACTGAAACCATAGCAGAACAAATTAAAAGTCTTCAGGAACGTGCTAACTCAATTCAGCGATGCGCTGAAGGATTAAAGAAATTTTTATGAAAGTAACGGATAAAATAGAAATAACAAACGAAGATAATATGTTATTAATGGCACGTTACCCGGATAACTATTTTGATTTGGCTATTGTTGATCCGCCTTATGGGATAGGTGAAGACGGAAGAAAAGGAGTAAGAACGAGTCCAAGTAGACCAAATTCATACAATAGAAAACCAAAATATACTTCTAAAAACTGGGATAATTCAGCACCCTCAAAAGATTATTTTATAGAACTTTTAAGAGTTTCAAAATATGTAATTATTTGGGGTGCAAATCATTTTATTGAAAATATACCTAATCAAAACACACCTTGTTGGATTGTTTGGGATAAAAAAAACGAAGGCACTGATTTTGCTGATTGCGAGCTTGCTTGGTCAAATATGAAAACAGCAGTACGAAAATATACTATACATAAATTTGAAGGTACTCGAGGCGGTAAGGATTGTATACACCCCACTCAAAAACCCGTTGCACTTTACAAATGGCTCCTTGACAAATACGCAAAACAAGGTGACAAAATACTCGATACTCATTTAGGTTCAGGAAGTATTGCAATAGCCTGCCACGATTACGGCTTCGAGTTAACTGCTTGCGAATTAGATGCTGAATACTACGAAAAGGCGATTGAACGAATTAAAAACCATACTAATCAATTAAAATTATTTTAAATATTTTTTCTTTTTTCGCTTTTGTATTATTCTTTTTAGTATATTTGTACACGTTTAACAATTAATTTATATTTTATGAAACATTTATTTAAAGCATTGGCAGACTTCCAACAAGAAGTGCCAGTAATTCACAAAGGGACGCAAGGTTACGGGTATAGCTACGCCGATCTTCCGAAAATCTTTGAAGTGATTAACCCGTTACTGCAAAAACACGGATTAGGATTCACCCAACTAATCAACGGTCAGCAAATCGTTACTATTTTATTCCATTGCGAAAGCGGTGAAAGTATAGAAAGTAAAACCGATATTCCAATGATTCAGCTAAAAGGAATGAACGATTATCAGTCTTTTGGTTCGGGAATAACTTATTATAGACGTTACTGCCTTTCAACTATTTTAGGAATAGTAACTGACAAAGACACGGACGCAGCTGGTGAGCAAGTAAAACACGAAACAAAGAAACCTAAAATAGAAGGTGAACGTTTTTTAAAAGCCATTGAAGCAATTAGAGCAGGAGAATTTACAGCTGAAGAACTACAAGCGAAGTTCGATTTAAACGAAGTACAAAAGAAATCACTGTTATTGATATGAAAATCAGAGCATCACAATTAGGCAAAATAATGACTTCCCCAAAAACCAAAGGGGAAGTTTTATCCAAGACTTGTAAAACTTACTTACAGGAGTTAGCAATTGAAAACACGTATGGAATACGAAAGGAATTTTGGAGTAGATACACCGACAAGGGTAACGAATGCGAAGACGAGGCAATAGAACTTGTTAATGATGTTTTGAATTTAGGCTTTATTTACAAGAATGAAGAAAACCTAACGAACGAATGGATTACTGGAACGCCCGATGTAAACACGAACGAAATTTTACTCGATGTGAAAACTTCTTTTGACGCTACTACCTTTCCTTTCTTCGAAGATGAGATTCCAAACAAGGATTACTATTTTCAGCTACAAGGTTATTTATGGTTAACAGGCAAAACGGAAGCACTTTTATGTTATTGCTTAGTCAATACTCCTTTTCAGATAGTTGAAGATGAAGTTAGAAGGGAACACTGGAAACAAAACCTAATAGATGAAAGTTTGGATGTAAGAGACTTTGTTCAAAAGAAACATAACTTTGACCACATTCCAAAAGAAAAGCGTGTAAAAGTCTTTAAAATAGCAAAAGACGAAGAAATAATCGAAAAGATTAAACAACGAGTAGAAGAATGCAGAGAATATTACAACAATTTAATTGAAAACTTATGAAACAGACAGCAGTAGAAAAAATGATTCAATACTTTATTGAGCAAAAAAACAATGGTGCTTCTCATTGGTGTATAGATGATTTGATAGGTCAATTACACCAAGCCAAAGCAATGGAGAAGGAGCAGATAATTGAATCTTGGGATAATGGTTATGATTTAGGTAAACACGATGACCAACTTAATCCTGATGATGCAGAACAATACTACAATGAAACCTTT